TAATAAGTCAAAAGAAAAGGGGTAGATTCTTCTACCCCTTTTTCAGTGCTCCCAGGAAGAATCGAACTTCCAATTCAGCATTACCAATGGTGCGTTATGCCACTTAACTATGGGAGCGTGGTCGCATTAACGTTGTGCTCTCTTTGTAGCATCAACGCTCCTATTTAGCAAATAAGTTCTGGACAAATGGAAAGCTCATGCACTACTTCATCGTAGTCGTTTGCCGCAAATGGCTTGGATTTGTGGGGGAACTTCTTAAACAAGTCCGACATACCCCAGATATCCCCAGAGCACACAACTGCAGGGATACCAAGCTGGCGAATATATTCAGCCACGGGTTCAGAAGTTCCATCGCGTAGCTGAACATCCAGCACCACTGCGGTGAAGTCTTGTTCCTTTAGGAGGCGAAGGGCCTCCTTGATGGTAGTGGCAGTTCCGCCAACATGCATACCGGCATCATAGAACACATCTTCCCAGAGCATCTGGATCAGAGGTTCATCTTCTACGATTAAGACGTTTGCTTTTGGCATACGCATACCTCTTAGAAGTTGGTCAGCTTGGCTAGCATGACCTGGTCTACAGTCCCTCGGTCAATGATCATTGCACTGTTGGGCTTGCCAACGCGGATAGATGCGCTCAAGTTTTCACCCTTGACGCTCTTGAAGACCTTGGCATAAATGGCGCCCTTGTCACTGATTTTGTGAACTGTGCCCATTACCATGTCAACGCGCGCGCCCTCGGTGCCACGCGGGAAGAGAATAGTGTGACCAATCTCAATGGTACGGCCCATCAGGTCATGGTGGCGAGGAATTTCTGTGACTTCGCTGTATCGCGTACCGCCCTTCCAGTCCTCAAGATGCTCGAGTTCGCTGCCCTTCATCCAAAAGCTGCGGCGACCAGTGACTGCAATTTGGTAGTCGTGTGCGCTGTAATACTTGGAACGAACACTTACCACTCGACCAACTGTGCCTTCACGCAAGCCAGCGGTAACCCTTACAAACTGGGTTCCGTCTTCCATGCCCTTGATAAGCGTCATAGCTGCATTATAGTTGTTAAGGTTCATTGTTATCCTCAAGCTAGTCGATCTGTGCAGCTACGTGGGTCCAAAAACTTTTTCATAAACTTGCAACTTTTCAGCGTGTTGCTGCGTTTACTTGTTGTGCAGCGTTGTACTGCAAAGCGCACTACTAGTCTAGTGCCCACCTACAAAAAATCTAAGTTGTCAAGACCTATCTTCTACTCTTTGTAAAAGTCGTAGAAAAACGCGAGCCTAGGGCAAGACTCGCGTTTAACTGGTTGGCAGTTTAGACCAAAAGCACCTCATCAAAATGCATTCTGAAGCGGAATGCATCGTCAATGCTCTCAAATCCAACCTTTAGAGTATCCTGCTGCTCCAAGATGCGATAGCAGCATTCAGGCTCCACAGTCAGCCACTCTTCAACTTCGTTCTTTGATGTAGCTTCCACCACAAGCGTCCACGAATCAGCGACCATGTTCTTTTCCTCTTTGTTTTTGCTAAGGAATAACATCTACGGCAATAGGTTACCCTAGTGCAATATATTCCCTAGACGATCTAACAATTTGAGGAAGGTGGGCCCGTCCTGTTCCACGGTGGAGCCCATACCGGCGCAGTTAACCCAGAGGGTTAGGCTGCAACTGCCATTGCTGGCGAGTTATCGTTGACCGTTAAGTCGTTGGCCGTTTCAATCCCGAAGGATCGAGGGAACCACCCCTCGTCGTCTCTCGCAACCTTTGGCTCACACGTCGATCCTAGTTCAGGCCCATCATAACCGCCCCGGAGGGCCCCATCGCCCCTAGGTGGGCTTTAGTCAGTTATGGTGGACCTGCCGGGTACCGCCCCCGGGTCCGCTGTTTGCTACTGAGTTTTGGTCATCAACAACACCACCCTTATAGCAAACAACGTTTAGCGTGTCAAGCCCGTTTAGGCAATCGCCTGCTCGTACTGATCAGCAGCGTCATCGCGAGCTGGCACGATGATTAGAATGTGCTTGGTGTCAAGGGTGAGAATTTCCTTGCCCGCAGCGATCATCCAAGGAGTGAACATAACGCGCGTCTGCTGGGGGTTCTCTGGATTTTCAGCCATGACCATAGCCAGAGGTCGACTGATGCGAACTGCATTAGCTTCCTGGCTTAGCTTACGGGCGATAATTTCCTCACCGGTGATCAGCTTGATAGCAACCACTGTGGTGTCTTCGGCCTTCTTTTCTACTAGCATGGGTATTCCTTACAGTTTGTGTTTTTGATTTAATAAGGCTCTGTGGAAGCCACGGTAGTTGTCAAGGGTCATATAGCCCACAAACTTGCTACCTTGCATTAGTGGATAGCGTTCAGCTTCTCCCACTTTAAGTGGTGAATCGCCAAAACGAACAAACTCGTCATCGACAATTAGAAAGCTATCACCGGGATTGACTTCTATGCGCCAGCTGTGAGAGTGTCCCTCACTTCCAATGAATGTTGGACCACAGTCCCAAGTCCGCACTTCATATGTAGGCTTGGGTGCCAAGGCAGCTTCTTTTTCAGCCTGTACCGCTTGGGCAACACGAGCCCTCACATACATTTCGCGGTCATCATGAACTTTGAAACCATGCAGGGCTTGGCGGATCCAAAGAGGCTGATCCAACGCATCAATCTCTTGTGGAGACATCTTGAACACGTTGTCAATCAGCTTCTGAAGCTGTGGCTTTTTCTTGGCCACAATCTTCAGAAACTCAACAGGATCTTTGTTGGTTCTCATCCCTGAGCTTTGATGTACTGGGCCAGTTCCGTGAAACCACCAATGTACTGATCGTCAAGCCAGATCTGGGGGACGGTCTTGGGTGGCTGACCTGTTGCTTCAGTTACCCGCGCAACCATTTCGTCCATGTTTTCAACGGCGTTGATTTCAGTGTACGGAATGCCCTTGTGGGCAAATAGCATCTTGGCACGGTCGCAAAAAGGACATGGAACTTTGGTGTAAATGATGGCTTGCATAGTTGCTTCTTCTCTGTTGATGCGGTCAACTTCTTGATCCACTGCCGCGCGAGATTCAGCTTCCAAATCGCAGCCATTGATCAAAGCCTCGGCAATCTCTTCTTTGGTGAACTCAGCGGCGTGAATAACGTGGCCTTTGTTCGTTGCTCTGCTGTATGTCATAGGTTTATCCTCTCGTTACCTTGATGATGTTGCCTGTAACCTCAATACCAGCTTGCTGTTTTTCATACGATTTATCAAACACTTCCACGATGGCCCGGTAAGAGCCATCGGGAATATCGTGTTCGCCAGTGATCGTACCAGACGTGAAGTCAATGGAAGCTTCGTAGGGCTGCTTTTCATCAAGGAACATTCTATATATGAACTTGATGTCAGAAGTAGCCTGCGTGACTTTGTAGACCTCGTCTTCTATGGTGATCCTAAACTTCATAACACCTCAAAGCTTGAATGTGTTGAAGTCGGTTGCAGCGGCATCCTGCTTGACACCACCCACGATGTAGCTGGAAATCTCAGTTTCCTGAGGGGCAACTGCAACGCTCTTGCTGGAAATCCAGCTGCTGGTCCATGGAAGAGGGTTGCGGGCTGGTACCTTGAAGGGAGCAGTCAAACCTACACCACGCATACGGGTACCTGCAATGTAGTCCACGTACTCGTTGAGTAGTGCTTCATTGAGACCAATGACGCTGCCGTTCTTAAACAGGTACTTGGCCCAGGTCTTTTCCTGATTGATGGCACTGAGGTACATTGCAACGGCTTGTTCCTCGCACTCTTGTGCAATCTTGGCAAAGTCTGGATCATCCTGCTTTAGGATGTTGCGTAGCAAGTTCTGTGTGGCAGCAAGGTGCAAGTTTTCATCACGAGCAATAAAGCGGATGATCTTGGCGTTGCCTTCCATCTTCTTGGTTTCAGCGAATGCCCACGAGCAAGCAAAGCTAACGTAGAAGCGCACGCCTTCAAGGATGTTCACGCTCATAAGGGTCAGCCACAGCTTCTTCTTGAGCTCATACAAGTTAACCTTGAGGGGCTTGCTGTTTACAACGTGGTTGCCCTCGCCTAGCAGCTCATACCACTTGCTAGCCTCAATGAGGTCGTCATAGTTGGCAGAGATATCTTTGGCGCAGTCTACGATTTCTTGGATTCCCTTCATGGAATCAAAGATTTCGCCGGGATTGCTGTAAACATTGCGGATGATGTGAGTATAGGAACGACTGTGGATGGTTTCAAAGAACGCCCATGTCTGTGCCCACGTTTCCATTTCAGGCAAGCTAGTGATCGAACCAAACGCCGCAGTAGGCGAACGACCCTGAACACTGTCTAGGAGGATCTGGCGCTTGAGGTTGCTGGTAAAGATATGCTTTTCGTGATCAGCAAGTTTGCCGAAGTCGCCGCGATCAGTGTTGAGGTCGACTTCTTCTGGACGCCAGAAGAAACCCAACTGCTGGGTGGTTAGATGTTCGAGCTCAGGATACTTTACCTGGTCGAAGCGCTGGATGTCTACCGGCCCTGCTGGGTCAAAGAACATCTTTGCGGTCAGGTGATTACCTGCATTGAGGTTAAAAACGGACATTAGTCTGCCTCTTTTCGTTATTTCACAGTTATACAGATTCCGGAGCCCTGTGTCTATTTGTGGTAGAAAAACCCGGGGGCGAAATACACCCCCGGGTTAATGGGCTTAGAGCTTGCAGGATTCACAGTCGTCTTCTGGCAGATCTGCTAGCAGATCCTCCAAGGACATTTCTAGTGTTTCCTTCTTCTCATCCTTGACTAAGGTCACGTCTTCCTGACCATCGTAGGTGTTGAAGTAGTAGAGGTTCTTGCCACCATACTTATAGAAGTTCAGCAAGTCCATGATCATTTCCTTCATGGAAATTTCACGGTCCTCATAGTGCTCTGGGTTGTAGCTGGTGTTGATGCTTGCGCTCTGATCAAGATACTTGTTCAGCACACATGCAATCATCATGTATCCTGCTGGACGCTTTTGATCCCATAGCAGTTCGTACTTGTTCTTCAGCTTACCAATCTCAGGCACAACTTGCTTCAAGATACCATGCTTGCTGACCTTTTCAGTGACTAGGGATCGTACTGGCTCGATACCGTTTGTACTGTTGCTGAGCTGAGCAGATGTTTCAGCTGGCATAAGGGCCATCAGGGTAGTGTTACGGATGGAAGTTTCCAGCAGCTGAGCACGTAGCTCATCCCATGGCAAACGAGTTACCGGAGCAACCAATTCATCCAAATCACGCTTGTACGTGTCAATGGGCAGAATACCCTTGTGGTACTTGCTAACATGGGCACCGGGACAGGCTCCCTTTTCTACTGCTAGATCAGCCGAAGCCTTGATCAAGTAGTAGGACATTGCCTCCATGTACTCGTCAACTAGCGGCAAGGCGTCGTTGTCGTAGCGCAGGCCGTTCTTAGCAAGGAAATAAGCAAGGTTGATGATGCCAACACCCAGGGGACGTAGTTCCTTGGTAGCAAGCTCAGCGGCCTTCACAGGGTAGTTCTGATAGCTTAGAATCTCATCCAAGAACCTCACTGCCAACTTTGCTGGCTTTTCAAAATCGTGTGGGTTCTTAACACGTCCCCAGTTGAGTGCGCTAAGCGTGCAAAGCGAGATACGACCATTGGGATCATCAAAGTGCTGCAAAGGAACCGTTGGTAGTGTGATCTCTTGGCAGAGATTGCTCTGTGTGATAGGAGCAAGTTCTGGAAGATAGCTACCGTGGCTATTTGCATGATCGATGTTCATCAAGTAGATGCGACCAGTTTCCTTGCGCTCAGTTAGGAACGCAACAAACACCTCAAATGCAGGCATAGAATGCTTGCGGATCGAGGGATCATTCTCATACTGAACATAGAGACGATCAAACTCGTCCTGGTCAGCATAAAAAGCATCCAAGAGACCAGGAACGTCCTTGGGCGAGAAGAACGTGATGTCTCCACCATCAACGAGGCGCTGGTACATCATGCGGTTGAACAGGAAGCTGTAGTCCAACTGACGAATGCGGTTGAACTCAGTACCCTTGTTGTTCTTGAGCACGATTAGCTCAGGGAATTCAAAG